AGACCAAAGAACTAATCCTTTATTCAGGAATGACGCATCTTACACAGATAAGATTTATAAAAATTATATTAAAGAAATGAATCAAGCTACTAAGGATTTACTTCTTTGAGTTTCTTTTTGCTTGTCTCGTTGCTTTTCTATTATCTTTCTTTTCCCACTTACTATACTTCTTAAAAGCTTTAGGGCCAGTAACAAAAGTAGTTCTGGTTGTTCCTCTTTTATTAGTACGGTTTCTTGTAGCAAATTGATCTCCAGTTTCTTTATCTTGACGGACAGATTTACTTCTAAAAGTCTGTTTACCTTTTCTTGTGTTTGTAGTAGAAGAACTTTTTGATCTTTCGTACTTGCTGTTTTGACTTGACTTAGACCTAACTTGTTGTGAAAATTTTTCTTTAGTTTTAGTCTTGCCTTTTTTCTTAGTAGAAGTTCTTGTTTTTACAACAGTAGATGACTTAACTCTAGTCTTAGCTGCTAGTCTTGTAGCTGCTTTTTTCTTTTCAGCAGGTGTTCTCTTGTCTTTTAAAACTGTGCTAGTCGTAGGTTTTGATCTGGCCTTAGCAGTTTGCCTACTTCTATAAACTTTAGTTTTTTGTTTCTTTGCCATAATACAAAGATAAGAATTTACTTTAAAGCACTACAACCACATTACGCTCTTCAATAATTGTCATTGACTCGTTATTGATTAACATAGAGTGTCCAGCATTCTTATCATAGTATATAAGATCGTCTGCTTTTATTACAGTAACAGCACTACCAGGCTTTATAACCATACCTTTCTTATATCTAAACTCATCGATATCCTGTGCTGATAGTAAGATACCAGAATTAGTCTTTAGTTCTTCGTCTATTGGTTTTACTGCTATGTATTTTCCTATTGGTTGCATATCTATTCGTTTAATCTTTTGTGAGTAATAACTGCATTAGTACTTAGTATCGTTGTAGCTACAGACACTGCATTAATTAAAGCAGCTTTAGTTACCTTTAAAGGATCTATAACTCCGAGCTTATACATGTCACCATATGTTTCGTTTTTAACATCATAGCCATCATTGTCTTTTCTGTGTTCTAAAGTTTCTAATACTGTGTTATAATCTATTCCTGCATTAACAAGTATTTGTATTAATGGAGATTCTAATGCTTTAATCATAATAGATAAAGCTACAAAATAGTTTTCATCATTACTTCTTTCCCCTTTTCTTTTTTGTGCTAATCTAAATAAAGCTATTCCTCCACCAGCTACTATTCCTTCTTGTAGTGCTGAACGTACTGCACATACTGAATCATCTACTCTGTCAAATTTTTCTTTTTGTTCTATATCACTATTACCTCCTACATAAATACATCCTATCGAACCTGCTAGACTAGCAATACGATCATTAATAAACTTTCTATCACCTAAGTGTGTAGTGTTTTCTTGTTGAAGTTTTAGTTGTTTGATTCTTTCTGAGATTTCTTCAGACATTTCTTCGTTCTTAATTATAACAGAACTTTCTTTTCCTATAATAATTTTGTCTGCATGTCCTAAATCCTCAGCTGTCATAAGACTTAAATCATCTCCTGTTTTTTCTGAGAAGTATTTAGCTCCTATAGACAATGCAATATCCTGCATTAGCTCGTGAGTCTTGTATCCAAATGATGGCGGTACAATGTTACAGAACTTTAATCCATTACGAACAACATTAGCTGCAAGCGTATTAACTACATTAGAATTACACTCTCCTATAATAAGAAGCTTCTCTCCTTTTTGTATAATTGGTTTTAGGATGTTTTCTATTTGTAGTATGTTGCTTATCTCCTGGTCACAAACTAATACCTTAACATCTTCTAATATACATTCGTCTTTCTTTTGGTTATTAATAAACAAAGGAGTAGTATATCCTCTATCAATCTTAATACCATTAGTTACTTCAGAATATGTAGACGCACTCATAGATTTCTCTACAGTTACTATTCCGTCAATACCCACCTTACTATAAGCGTCAGCAATAATATTTCCTAATACTTTGTCATTGTTAGCTGATATAGCTGCAACATCTTTTAATCTTGCTCCAGTTACTTTCTTACTGTTCTTCTTTAACAACGTAATGAATTTATCTGTAAGCTCGTTCATGTACTTTATAACTTCAGTTACATTGGTATCTTTAGTTATATACTCTTGACCTGCTAAAACTAAAGCTTCTGTTAATACAATAGCTGTTGTAGTTCCATCACCTGCTGAGGTTGCTGTTCTATTAGCTGCTTCTTGCATCATTTGTATTGCAAGGTTTTCTGCCGCATCTAATAAAGCTACTGATCTTGCAACGGTTACTCCATCTTTAGTTACTGTAATTCCGTTAGTGTGTGCTGGGGATTCTATTAAGACTGTTCGTCCTCGTGGCCCTAATGTTGATTTCACTGCTTTCGATATTGCAGTAATTCCGTTGATTAACTTTTGTCTTCCGTCCTGACCAAAGTCTAGGTTCTTAGGTATGTATCCTGATTCTGATTGCATATTATAGTGTATTAGATTAAGAACAAATATATAAAATATTTGATACGTTATGTTAAAATGTTAAATTTATTTATCAAAATTGAACTATAGGAACAAATTATTTATTTATTTTTTTTCTATACTCTAAAACTTTATACTTTTTCTAACATTTCAACATTAAAAAAATATAATAAAGTAGTTATCAATTAGTTAGATTAAAAATTGAAAATTAAAATCAACATAAAATCAACATAAAAAAAAGAGTACCCACACAAGATACTCTTTTTTACCATCAATCAAAACACACAAAATTTTTTTTAGAACAATTTACTTGTGTAGTTCTTTTTATATTCAGCACGCTCCATACCTTCAGCAATCTGATTTATCTTTCTCTCGTTAGCGTAAGCTCTCTTTAGCCTGGACATTCTCTCCAACCCTGATTCACCATCACGTCTGTTATTAATTAGTCTTCCGTTTTTTATAGTTAGTCCGTCCATAATTTTTTTTTGTAAAGGTAATAAAATTTTTTTAGACATCACGAACCTGAGGGTTATTAGCCATTATACGTTGTCATAGCTGTAAAACAAAGTCATATTTATTTGATTTGTTTAATTGAATCTCAAAAAACTTTCTGCAACTTTCTGACTTTTTATTTTAGGGGGGGTATCCCTAGGCTTCCCTATACGCACATAGCTGCGTTCTCCTAGCCCCAGAGTTCGTATCACATACAGACATCACGAGGTGCGAGATAGTACCCCTACGCCCATCTACTAGATGAAACATTATACAGTGTAGCAGCCACTGTAAAGCAATTGATATAGAGAGTATTAAGTGTGTGACAATATGGCTGAACGATATGACAAATCAACATAGCAAGTTATACTAAAGTTTTACCTATTTAATGCTCAGGTTATATATAATAGTGTATATTTGCATAGAATTCGTGAGTAGGTTGAGAGGAAATGGGGGCTACCCCTAGAACAACTACCCAGCGAGGGTAAACCTACTACGGACTTCAGAGCAACACAACCCAGTACATTGACATAACGAGTAACGCTGATATTGAGAGGGCAACCTATACCTCATTAAAAACAAGATGAATGCAGTCAGCAATACTCCTCGGATAGTCCTAACCATATAGGTTAGCTGATGAGGATTTTGTATCCGAAACTATCAAATACTAGAGTAGAGGGTAAGTACAGACAGAAATTGATCAGGAGAAATTAATCAATAACAACAACAAGATGAGAAAACCAAAAGCAGTGTATTTCAAAGAGAGATACGACAATGCGATAGAGAACAATCTATCGAGTAAGGCAGCATACTACAAGAGTAGATTGGTGCAGATGGGAGAATGGAGTGAGGTAAAGGATTTAAAGGATGGAGTGAGTGTAAAGGTTACAACGTGTGACATTAAAGGAGGTAGAGGTACAGGGTTACAGAGACACGAGATGGACTTTGGTAAAGGAGGAGAGTCCTTTGTCTTCTATAGTATGTAAGATTAGCTGATGAGGATTTAATATCCGAAACTAGAGTCGCAAACGCAATTGGCCATTGTAACAGTTTGAGGCTCTAGTCCTAATCAAAACAAATAAATAAGATGATAACAATTAAGAAAAGCAGGGTATTTCATAATATGGTAACCCTAGAACTAACTGTAGAACAAGTACAGATTATCGCACACAATCTAGACTTACAGATGTACGATGTACAAGACATCAATGATGGCCTAGAGGATGATGAAAAGTATGATACAGAATTAATAAAAGAATCGTGTACCGATATACTAGCAGAATGTCAAGCAATCGGAATTTGGGGAAACTTACCAATGCTTAACGAAGAGGTAATTGACACGACAAATGCAGATGAGTTACTTGACAAACTAAATAATACTAATAAATAAAATATCAATTATGAAAAAATCAAATGGAACGTGTGTTGCTAAAGAATCAGTAACACTTAAAAATTTCTTATACGAATATGTTAACATAAAAATTCAAGACAACTGGAGTGCTACTGCTGATTACTATATTCAATCAGAGGACTCTGCCTGTGGAAGTACTATGTATACATTAAAAGAGAGTGGAGTCGCACTAAATATATCAGAGAATGTATATCTAGATGACTACTCGCTTTACGATGCCTTATGGGAATTCTTTGAGGGACAAAACTACATTCTTAATGTAGAGACAGATACTATCATACAAATGGATGAGGACATCTTAGAAGCATTAGAAGAAATGTGGATGGATGATGGAGAATATAAAGAAAGACTATGTGACCACTTTGACATAGAGTATGTAGAGTATGAAGATGAAGATTAACTGAAGAGGATTCAATATCCGAAACTAGCAGAGATGCTAGTCTTAATCAAAACATTATAAGATATGAATTTAGTACAACAATTGGTAGAAGGGCTACCAGTCTATTCTCAGAGCAACTCTGAAGGACTAGCAAAGCAAACTCAAGAGTTAATAATGATTGACAAGTATGAGAACATACCTACAATCAAATGTCCAACTGAAATACAGAAGTCTTTAAAGTTCGTAGGATTTAAAGGATTGTCTGATTTCGTAACACAATATACAATATGAATTTAGCAGAGTATTTAGAAGAATGTAAATTATTAATCACTAAAAAAACTACTATGACACCACAGAGTTATGTACACTATTGGGACTTGTCAGATAATAACGTGCTAGAAATTAGCTATGACTTTTGGAAAGAACCAACCACACATCTTGATGAAGGTGGAGATTTTATTGAGATACATAAAATCATACTTAACGGAGATGATATGACAGATAAACTAGATGTTTTCTATGATGAGATAGAAGATGATATTAAAGAGAGAGGTAGTCACTTATGATTAAAGAACTAATCAAAGCCTTTAAAGAGAATCCAAGACAAACTATAGAAGACTTATTACTGCTACTCATTATAGCCTTTATCTTCTATGTAAGCATATGGATATTCCATTAACACCACACCTCACTACTATAAAACGTAGTGGGGTTTTCGTGGTACTAACCAATAAATAATATTATGAATTTAACTACAGAACAAATAATAAGATTATACTTATTTATGAGAACTGTTCCATCACAAGAAGATATCGAGCAATACTATATTAAGAATATCATGCCCTATGACTCTAAGCATTCAATTGCTGAAATCTTAAGGTTTGGTAGAGAGAGAATGATAGTTTGGGATTAATAATTAAAAAAAACAATAGATATGAGTTATATAGTAGAATTACGAGAGTACACTGATAGTGGAGATTACATAGAAAACGACTATGAGTTCGATACTAAGGCTGATGCAATGAAGTTTGCATATGATAACAAAGGGGATGTATATGCTATCTTAGAGTATGAAGATGGTAAGAATTTCAACCCAAAACACTTAAACATTAATTAAAAATTAAATAAAATGACAAGAAAAGAATTTATGACTAGAGTTACAGTAGTAAACTTTAAAGAGAGCCGAGGCCACGATGCACCATCATTAGAATGGGATATAAAGTTTGACAATGTAAAAGTATGTAATTGCTGGGATGACTCGTATGGTGGAGAACTACAAGTCACTGATTACAAGAACCATAGAATAGACAATATATATAGTACTATTGATAAAGACTCTTTATGGGATGAGAAATACAAATGGACTACTCCTTTAGATATCTTATTAGAAGAGTGCTTAAACAATCACTTAGAGAAGAAAGACTATGACAAAGGCCTTATGATTAATGATATAGTAGGTAAAGGATATTCTCTACTAAGTTGGGGAAGTAAAAAAATACCAACCATCATTAAGAAATATGATAATGGGTTTGATATGATTCAAAACCTACTAACCAAGAATGTTTTGGAAGGAAGGGAGATTATAAACCTACAACATCTAAAAGATACATACGGATTTGTTGAAAATCACACTAGATAAAGAAACTTGTTTTGATTCTACCATTACCTCACTGCGAAAGTAGTGGGGTTTTGGTGGTACTAACCAACACGTAAATTATTATGAAGATATTAGAATTATTCAGTGGCTCACGTAGTATCGGCAAAGTAGCTGATGCACGTGGTCATCAAGTATTCTCGGTTGACAACGTAGCTTATCCTAAGACAAATTGGGTAGGAGACATTTTAGACTGGGACTACAGACTTAACGAAATGCAAGTAGGAGACTTAGATGAATTCTATGTTCCTGATGTAATATGGGCATCACCACCCTGTACTGATTTCTCAGTAGCTTGTATCGGCAGGAAGTGGGTAAGTGGCCACGAATTTAAGCCTAAGAATGCTGATATGCTAGGCATCAAGATTTTAGAGAAAACTATAGAGATTATTAAATTCTATCTTGAAAAGAATCCTCAGCTTAATTGGTACATAGAAAATCCTAGAGGCAAGATGCGTAAAGCACCACATTGGAACGAGATAGAGAACAGAAGAGAAACCATAACCTATTGTCAATATGGAGATGAAAGAATGAAGCCTACAGACATATGGACTAATGATTTCGGATGGACTCCAAGAGTGATGTGCAAGAATGGAGATGATTGTCACGTATCAGCCCCACGTGGTAGTAGAACTGGAACACAGGGACTGAAAGACAATCACGAAAGGAGCAAGATACCAACTGACTTATGCAAAGTTATTATAGAGTCGGCTGAGGAAGAATACGGACTTAATTCTAACTATCCACAAGAATATACTTGTTGTGGAGATGAGGTTGTGGGTTGGATAGAGGATTACAGAATCTGTCCACAGTGCAAAGAACCCTTTTAATTATTGTTGTTAGTACACGTGCCTCACTGCGAAAGTAGTGGGGATTTCGTGTTACTAACCAATACGTAAATTATGAATGAAATTAAATTAGGGAAAGAATTAATCTTTTCCAACGGAGCTAAGAGAACGATGTACTATGTATATCATCTTAGTGACAGTAGCACACTTAGATTCAAATCCGAGTCTGAGAGAAGTAAGTACATATCAGAAAATCAATTTATTATTAATCTAAAAACTAAAAATTATGCCTAATCACGTTTATTGTTTCATCACTGTTTCATCTGATGAAGATTCGAAGATCCTAGAAAAAATGTCAAAAAATGAATACGGAATAGCAGGGTCACTTGTCCCAATGCCTGAAGATTTACACAATACTACTGCCCCAAATAGAATAGTTACAGAAAAAGACAAAGAAATATCAGATGTACTAATAGATAAGTATAAATTTAACAATTGGTACGATTGGTCAATTCATAACTGGGGAACTAAATGGGGATGCTATGACAATGAGATGGATGGAGATGTACTAAGATTTACAACTGCTTGGTCAACGATGGATGAATCTCTAATTGAATTACTTGCTAAAAAAATTCCTAACTTTACTTATACTTGGGAAGAAGAAACAGGATGGGGAGGGTGGATGAACTTTGAAGATGGAGTCTGTGTTCAGCGAACTGAGTATGATGAGCCTGACTGGGCTGCTGATGATTTTAGATTCTATATAGACAAGAGTGGAAACATCAAAGTTTTTAGTTCTGATGAGATTGAGATGCAACCAATTGTTGATGGTACTACTGTGACATATAAAGTGCCTACAGATACCTCTTTAAATTTATGGAAAGAGTATGCGACTGTTACTTATTTAGGTTCAGAACACACCACTGATGATGGTACTTTTAAAGTAGGATACTATGAAGAGTATGACCTTCAATGCTTTTTAGGTAAGACTATTAAAGAGGCACTACAGTCCGTATCTGATAGTAGAGAGAACGACATCAACCATCAAGTTCCAAGAAATCAGACTGGGGACTTAAGAAACCAGATAATCTGGGGATAACTAATTTAAAACTTTATAATATGAACGAACTAGAAGATTTAATCCTAAAGGAAAAGCTTAAAACAAAACCGAATTATGAGTATATAAGATGGTTACAACAATTAAGTATATCAGCCTTGCGAGAACACATTAATAAAACTAAGTTTTGATTATTGGAAGTTTTTGCATAGTTTTGCATTAGTTATTAGTATTGTTAACAAAAAGAGGTAGATAGGGGGACAATCCCACTTAACTTTATGGGTGTTCAAAGACATCCTTTAATTTTATTATTGTCTATCTACCTCTTTTATTTAAATCAAATTTAATGAATAACCCTCACCACATTGTCACTGATTTAATTCAGAGGCGAGACCTAAAGAATTTACATAATAGTATATACATAGAGTTAGATAACTACTTTGCTCATAGTGGTATGGAAGAGAGCAATTCTAGGCTAATAAAGATAACTCCTAAGTATAGGGCTAAAAAGAATACAATTCGTATCAATAATGATATGACTAAATATAAATTAACGAAATATAATTAAATATGGGAACATCAAAAGACAATTTAATTCAAAGAATTGATGAATTAGAACAAGAAAAAAAAGACAGTAAAGAAGAAAGAGTGCCTCATTACTATGTGGGTACAAACAAGAATAGAAATTATCAAGCACGTTATGTAGTTACAGACTTTGAATGCACATACAACATTGGTACGGCAGTCACGTACTGCTTACGAAGTTCTAGAAAACATCATACGCCTGTGCAGGATCTTTACAAGGCTATAGCACATTTAGAATTTGAAATTGAACGACTAAAAGAAAATAAATAATATGAAGAAAGAAATATTTAATAACTATGCTACTGCTATAGCACAACAATTTCATCTAGAATTAGATGACATATTTACTAAGAGCAGAAAGAGAGAAAGTGTAGATGCTCGACAAATGTTATACTATCTATGTATGGAAAGACCGATAAGAATAGCTTACTTACAAAGGTTTATGAGTGAAGCTGGACTTGATGTTCACGTTACCACAATAATACATGGATACAAGAAAGCTAAGGCCTTAATAGATAATGATAGCGACTACCAGCATATGATTGATAAAATCCAAAAGAATGTATAGTATAAAAGACATTTACAATCAAGCATTGTTAGACAAGTCAGCAATCCACCAAGTGCTGCAAAACGGAGAGACTATAATTAATATGGGAGTAAAGCTACAAAAGTTTAATAATCACATAGAAATTTTAAACTGTTCTAAAGGAGGAGATTATTTTAGAGACTTCAATGAGGACGAGTATAAAGTAATTTTAGAGGAGGGATGGAAAGTTGGTTGTATTAAAACTGCAATGAATAACTGTTTACATAAGTTAGACCTTATAGAAAGCAGAATGAAAATTGAGGTTAACACAAGAAAAAACGACAAACACATTCAGAATCTGAAAA